TGATTCTGAAATCATTGAGATTGATGAGCAGATTGATGATGAAATTGAAAAAGGTATCATTCCAGATCCAAATGGACAAGATCCAATTACTGGAGAACCTTTACCACAAGAAGGTGGTGAAATGCCTGGTGAAGGAAATGGTATGGAAGGAATGGGTGCTGATGTAATGGGAATGGGTGATATTCCTACCGATGAAGATCCGGATCAAGCAGCAGCACAGTTGACTGATGCAGACTTCCAAAAAGACACCAAATCAGCAGAGATATAAATAGATCATATAATAACAACTCTTTTTCATGGAAAATATTATCGATTTGATTGCCACTGACGCACCTGCTTCAGAAATTGCCGATAACATCAAAAACCAACTTTTTGCAAAAGCTGCTCAAAGAGTGGAGATGGGTAGACCCGAAGTAGCATCAGCATTATTTGCCGATGAGGTAGATGAGGATGATATTGAAGGTGCAGAACTTGAAGTTGAACCTGATCAAGAACAATACGAGGATCAAGAATAATGGCAAGAACTTTATGTAAGGGAGCAGAAACAGCTTGCCCAGTAAATACTGGTACAGCAACTAGTTTTTCTGAGGCAACTGTCGTTCGTTTAGTTAATACTCACAGTGGCAATCATCTTGTTACTGTAGTCGAAACTGCTGGTGGTGATGTTGTTGGATCTTTTACAATGCCAACAGGATCAGTTGAATATCTAGAAAAAAACCCTACCCAGTGTGTATTTGCCGCAAATGCTGGAGTATTAGGTTCAAAAGTAGGATTTACCGCATAAAAAAATGAAACTTATTACAGAAGAAATTTCACAAGTAGAAATCATCTCCGAAGGCAAAGGTGCCAATAAGAAGTTATACATTGAAGGTGTATTTCTTCAGGGTGAACTGAAGAATCGTAATGGGAGAATGTATCCCATCCGAACTCTCTCAAGAGAAGTTGGTCGTTATAATGAAGCATTTGTCAATAAAGGCAGAGCTCTTGGTGAACTGGGTCATCCTGATGGTCCTACTGTGAATCTGGATAGAGTTTCCCATAAGATTACCGAACTTAAGCAAAACGGCAATAATTTTATCGGTAAAGCACAAATCCTTTCCACCCCTATGGGTAAAATTGCATCTTCACTCCTTGATGAAGGTGTAAAACTTGGCGTTTCTTCTCGTGGTGTTGGTTCACTCCAAACAACAAGTGAAGGATGTAAGATTGTTGGCGAAGATTTTCAGTTAGCAACTGCTGCTGATATCGTTGCCGACCCTTCCGCTCCAGATGCTTTTGTTAATGGAATTATGGAAGGAAGAGAGTGGGTGTGGGAAGGAGGAATCCTTCGCGAACAACTCGCTGCTCAAACCAAGAAGAGAATTAACACTCTTGTTAGTCAAAAATCGCTTGAGGAGAATAAACTCCAATTGTGGAGCGATTTCCTCTCAAATCTTTAAATTATAAATACATATAGATTAATACAAAATCTAATAATCAAATGTCCGTTGGTAGCAATTTACAAGAAATGGAAAACGTAGTAACCAAAGGGGCTGCACCTGCCGAACCAATGAATGCTGCTGGCATTCCAGTTGAAGATCTCGGCGGTCCTTCTCCTGAAAACTATCGTCCCGATGACGATAGTGCAAAACTCAAAGAACCCGCTGCAACTCTGAAGCAAGTCAGAGATGTTGTCAATGCTAAAGCTGCGAAAGCAGAAGCAGTATCTGACGAGATCGAAGACGGTCAAGAAGTTGTCAGTGAAGAAGAGGCAGAAGAGGAGACCGGAATTGTCGCTGAATCTGAAGAGGAAACTGCTGAAGAAGTAGTTACCGAAGAAGAAGAAGCAGTCGAATTCTCAGTTGAGGAAGACGTTGCCGCTCTCTTAGAGGGCGAAGAACTTTCCGAAGAGTTCCAGGAAAAAGCGAAGACCATCTTCGAATCTGCTATCAAGGCAAAACTTGGCGAGATCAAAGAAGAACTCGCCCAGTCATACGAGCAAACACTCGTAGAAGAAATTCAGTCTATTAGAGAAGGGTTGACCGAAAGAGTCGATGCTTTCCTTGAGTACGTTGCTGATGAGTGGATGAATGAAAATCAACTCGCAGTTGAGCACGGACTCAAGACTGAAATGACCGAATCATTCCTCACTGGAATGAGGAGTCTTTTTGAAGATCATTATGTAACTATCCCTGAAGAAAAATATGATGTAATCGAGAGTATGGTAGATAAACTAGATGAAATGGAGTCTAAACTCAACGAGCAAATTGAACACAATGTTGCTCTCAATAGTAGATTAGCCGAGTCCTCTTCTGACGTTATTTTCGCAGAAGTAACTGAAGGTCTTGCACTTTCACAAAAGGACAAACTCGCTTCTCTTGCTGAAAATGTTGGGTTTGAAAGTGAAGCAGACTATCGTGAGAAGCTTGTAACTTTGAGGAAGTCTTACTTCCCAGAGCACAACACTCAAAGAGACCATACAGAAACAATCTCTGAAGGAACAGAAGCGGTTGAGCAGACCTCTGTAACACCACTTATGGAATCCTACATGGATACTCTGAGAAGAGTCTCTAAAAAGTGATTTTAATATCATAAGTCAAACTAACTTTTTATAACAAGGTAAAAACAAATGCAGATGTACAATCAAGAGTACCTGCAGGAGAAGTGGGCACCTTTACTCGACTATGATGGAATGGATCCTATTAAGGATTCCCACCGTAGAATGGTTACCGCAGTTCTCCTGGAGAACCAAGAAAAAGCACTTCGTGAAGAGAAGGAATTCCTCTCCGAAGCAGCACCTACCAACTCTGTTGGTGCTACTGGATATCAATCCGGTGGTGGTCAAACCGTTGCTGGTTTCGACCCTGTTCTGATCTCCTTGATCAGACGCTCTATGCCTAACCTGGTCGCATATGACCTCGCAGGCGTACAACCAATGAACGGTCCTACTGGACTGATCTTCGCAATGCGTTCCCGCTACGCTAATCAGAGCGGCACAGAAGCACTGTTCAACGAAGCAGATACTTCCTTCGCTGGTCAGAACAATAGCGGCAACCTCACCAACGGTTTCACTGGCGGTTCGGTTGGTTTCGGTACTACTGGTGGTACTGGACTCACAAACGCAAACAACCCTGCTGCACTGAACCCTGAAGGTTCACAAGCAGCAACCACATATCCTGCTGGTCAGGGTATGCGTACAGACGACGCTGAAGCACTCGGAGATGCATCTGATAATGCATTCAACGAGATGGCATTCTCGATCGAGAAGGTCACTGTTACTGCGAAGTCCAGAGCACTGAAAGCTGAGTATTCACTCGAACTGGCACAAGACCTCAAGGCAATCCACGGTCTGAACGCTGAAGCGGAATTGGCAAACATTCTCTCCACAGAGATTCTTGCTGAAATCAACCGCGAAGTTATCAGAACTATCTACAAGGTTGCTGAGTCTGGTGCACAAGTTAACACCGCTACCGCAGGTGCATTTGACCTCGACGTTGACAGCAACGGTCGCTGGTCTGTTGAGAAGTTCAAGGGTCTTATCTTCCAAATCGAGCGTGATGCTAACCGCATTGCACAAAGAACTCGTAGAGGAAAGGGCAACATGATTCTGTGTTCCGCAGACGTTGCTTCCGCACTCACGATGGCAGGAGTCCTCGATTACACCCCTGCACTCAACGCAAACCTCAACGTTGATGACACCGGCAACACCTTTGCTGGCGTTCTTAACGGTAAGTACAGAGTTTACATCGATCCATATTCTGCAAACTCTGCTGCTGATCAGTACTATGTTGTCGGTTATAAGGGTTCTTCCCCTTACGACGCAGGTCTGTTCTATTGCCCATACGTTCCTCTCCAGATGGTTCGCGCCGTTGGTCAGGACACCTTCCAACCAAAAATTGGATTCAAGACTCGTTACGGTATCGTTGCAAACCCATTCTCACAGGGAACAACCACGATCACCTCACCTGGTCTTACCGCGAACTCCAACCGCTACTACCAGCGCGTCAAGGTTCAAAACCTCATGTGATTCGTTTCACAGATTCTTCGGAGGTCCTTCGGGACCTCTTTTTTTATGTCCATAAATAGAATTAAACTCTTGCGAAAATGAAACCAACTCCTAGAGAAACACAAGAAGCACATCAGCACTATGAGAAAGTTGCTGAGCATCTAATCTCAGAAGGTTATGCTGATGATAGGGATGCTGCTGATAGAATCATTAGTGGTATGAGCGAACAATGGTACAATCTGATTGTTGACTAATAATGACATCTTCA